ATGTGGACATGAACGACGCTGGCCAGGCCGCGCTGCGTGCCAAGCAGCAGTCGAGCGCCATCACCAACTTCCGGCTGGTGCTGCCGGGGGTGGTGGCCAACCTCACCTACACGTTCACCGGCTACGTGAAGAAGTTCAGCCAGACGGGCGGGGTGGACCAGATCGTCAAGGGCAGCTGCGACATCCGCATCAGCGGCCCCGTGACGCTGGCCTGACGCGCGCCGCACCATGGGAAAGACACTCAGCAAGTCCGACATCGTTGCCGCCTCCGACATCAAGACCGTCGAAGTCGAGGTGCCGGAATGGGGCGGCTCGGTGGCCGTGCGCGAACTGAACGGGACGGAGCGCGATGCCTTCGAGCAGAGCCTCATGAAGACCGGCGCGGACGGCAAGCGCATGCCCGACCTGGCCAACATGGCCGTCAAGCTGTGCGCGTGGTGCATCGTCGATGGCGAGACGGGTGACCGCTTGTTCGCCGACGAGCACCTGCCCGAACTGGCGAACAAGAACGCCGTGGCGCTGTCCCGCGTGTTCAAGGTGGCGCAGCGCATCAACGGCATGGGCAGCGACGCCGTGGAGGACGCCGCAAAAAACTCGCCGGCCGCCCCGAGCGGCTCTTCTACCTTCGGCTGAGCCTGGCGCTGGGCATGCCGCTGCGGCAGATGCTGGCGGCGGTGACTTCGGCGGAGCTGGCGGAGTACATGGCCTTCGACCAAATCGAGCCGATCGGCGAGCCGCGCGCGGACTTGCGCGCCGGCATCCTGGCCAGCGCGGTCGTGAACCACAGCATGAACCCACCAAAGCAGCCAACGCGGCCAACGGACTTCATGCCCTTCGCAAAACAGCGCAACGCCGTCATCAAGCTCGGCGACGCGGCTGAACATGGTCAGCTTCTCGCTCAATCGTTGTTCGGGACCCAGGTGAAAAAAGCATGAATTCGACCATCGGCAGCCTGAACATCGAGGTAGCGGCCAATGTGGCCCGCGTCACGGGTGACATGGGGCGCATCGCGCAGATGATGGAGCAGCGCACGCGCGACATCAACAAGAGCCTTGCCAGCATCGGTTCGGCGCTGCAACTGGCCATCGGCATCGGCAGCATCGCCGCGTTCAAGTCGATGATCGAAAGCGGCATCGAGGCGAAGGCCAAGCTCTACGATTTGAGCTTGCAGACCGGCATCACCGTGGAGCAGTTGAGTGCATTGGGCACGGTGGCGCGCTACTCCGACACGCAACTCTCCGACGTGGCGGCCGCGAGCAACAAGCTCAGCAAGGCGCTGTTCACGACCAACGAAGAGGGCAAGGGCGCAGCGCAGGCGGTGAAGGCGCTCGGCCTGAACTTCGAGCAGTTCCGCAGCCTGGCGCCCGATCAGCAGATGCTGGAGGTGGCGAAGTCGCTCGACAAGTTCCAGGACGGCGCGGGCAAGAGCGCCGCGGCCATGCTGCTGTTCGGCAAGCAGGGGGCGGCGTTGCTGCCCTTCTTGACGGAGCTGAACGAGCGCAGCGAATTGGTCGCGGTGCAGACGACTGCAAGCGCCCTGGCGGCGAAGGAATACGAGGACAAGCTCGTTGATCTGGCAATCGCGGGCGACCAGTGGCGCCGCCAAACCGTCGACGGTCTTCTGCCTGGCCTGCTTGCGCTTACGGATGAGTTTGTGAGTTTGCGTGGCAAGGGGGAGGGTGTCAGCCTCGTTGCCGAGTCGATCAAGACAGTCTTCGAAGCGCTCGCCGTGACGAGCGCGAATGTCGCATTCGTGTTCGGCGGCGTCGGGCGTGAGATCGGCGCCATCTCGGCGCAAGCAGCGGCACTTGCACGCGGTGACTTTGCTCAGTTCTCGGTGATCAGCGACGCGGTGCGTGAAGACGGTGTAAGGGCGCGAGCGGAACTCGATGCGTTTGAGAAGCGCTTGATGGGCGTCAACGCTGTTGCGAAGAGCGCGTTCGTAGGGCCGCAGATCACCGAGCCTCGCAAGGTGCTGGCCCTGGCCGTGCCTGACGATAAGCCGAAGCCCGGCAAGGCCGCGCGCGACGACTACGGCCCCATCCTGAAACAGTTGAACGAGAAGATCGCGCTCGACCAGGCGCAGTTCGACTCGGTTACCAAGCTGACCGACGCGCAGAAACTACAGGTCAAGGTGTTCGAAGACATCGACAGCGGTGTCGTTCGGCTCACGCTTGACCAGAAGCTCGAGGTAGACAGCAAACTGCAATCGCTGCTGGCGATCGACAAACTGAACACGGCGCGTCAGGTCGAGATCGACGCACTCGACGATCTGATCAAGCAACAGCAGTTCATCGCCGAGCTGAACGACCGCGAGGCCGCGACGAACGCCATCCTGGCTGCGGCCGGCAACGACATCGTGCAGTCGATCCGCGACGAAGCCGCGGCCCTCGGACTGAGCGGCAAAGAGCTGCGCCGCCTGACCGAGCTGCGAAAGGTAGACGAGGCGGTGCAGCGCTCGCTGGCCGGCGCGACCGCCGATCAGGTCGAGTGGCTGATGCAGCTCGGCGATGTGCTGCGCAACAACGTGAGCAAGGCGCTCGACGACACCGAGCGCAAACAGCGCGAGCTGAACGACTCTTGGGAGTTCGGCGCCACGCGGGCACTGGATGCCTACGCCGAGGCGGCGCGCAACCGTGCACAGCAGGCCGAGAACATGGTCACCGGCGGATTGCAGCGGATGGAAGATTCGCTCATCAACTTCGTCAAGACGGGCAAGCTGAGTTTCCGCGACCTCTTCGCCTTCATGGCCGAAGAGTATTTGCGGAACCAGATTCGCATGGCGTCGAGCCAGGGCATCGGATGGCTGCAAACGCTGTTCTCGGCCACCGGCGGCACCACCTACGGGGCGCTGGCCAGTGGGGGCACGCATTTCAGCGACAACGGGACGCTGCCCTACGCCCCGCTGGCCAACGGCCTGGCCTACGTGCCCTATGACGGCTTCCCGGCCATCCTGCACGAAGGCGAACGCGTCATGACCAAGCAGGAAAACGCCACCGGCAACGGCCCGGGTGCGCAGGTGGATGCACGCATCGGCACCGTGAACGTGGGGCAGGGCGTGAGCATGGGGCAAGTGCAGGCGGCCATCGGTCAGGCGATGGCGCGGCAGGGCTCGCAAATCCAACGCGCCCGCATGGAGGGCCGGCTGTGACGACCTACGCCTGGCCCACCGGCGCCGGCTGGTCGCCGAGCCGCTTCGAAATGCGGGTGCTGCCCAACGTGCGCACCTTCGTGGGCATCTACACGCCTACCACGCAGGTGCTTGACTTGCTGGGTGAGCGCTGGGTGGTCAGCCTGGACCTGCCACCCGACCGCGACCCGGTGCTGGGCGCCGCGCGTGAAGCCTTCTTTGACCGGCTCAAGGGGCCAGCGAACAGCATCGCCCTGAGCTACCTGCCGCGTGCCTTGCCGCAGGGCACTCTGCGCGATGGGGGTGGTTCGGCGCAGTGGAAAACAGCCTCGAACGCGAACGCCACTTGGCAGACCGCCGCGGCGGCGCCGGCCACCTGGAGCTTCACCGGCGTGACCCTGTTCGCGAACGTGGCCGCCGGTGCGAACGTGTTGCCTCTGTCCCGCACGCCCGGCACCACCGTGCTGGCGGGCGACCACATCGGGTGCGGCGGGCAGCTGTTGCGCGCCATGGCGAACGCCACGGCCGACAGCACCGGCCTGTTGAGCGTGGAGGTGCAGCCGCGTGTGCGGCAGCCGCTTGGCGCAAGTGCCACGGTGTCGTGCACATCGCCCACCGCGAATTTCATTCTCAAGGCCGAAGGCGTGCCCACCGTGTGGCGGCCCGGCATGTTCGAGGGCGCAAGCCTCGAGCTCATCGAAATCATCTGAGGCTCAGCCACCATGACACAAACCGTCTTCGCAAGCAATGCCACGCCGAGCCTCTCGCTGCTCGACCAGAACTTCGCGCAGTTGTATGAGTTGCGGGAGTTGTTCTCGACGCCGGGGTATGCGGCGGCGACGCCGCGCGTCACGTTGGACGGTGGGCAAAATCTGTTGCTCGGTGGCAAGTCGGTCGCAGACCTTACAAGCGCAGGCATGTATTTTGAGCCGTCCAGTGGAATTGGATACGGCCGCCTGAATTTTGTGAAGGCGGCCTCGAGTGGTGTTGGGTCCACGGTGGCGATCGGGTTTTACTACAACGGCGGCTCGGTCGGGTCGGTTCAGAACACCAGCACTGCAACCACCTACAACACAACATCTGACTACCGCGTCAAGTTCAATGTCGCGTATATCGATGGTGCGCGCGCCTTGGCCGATGTGCTGATGTGGCCGTTGCGCGAGTTTGAGTTCCTGGCGGTGCCCGGTGTGCGCGTGGCGGGCGCGCTGGCGCATGAGTTGCAGGGTGTCGAACCGCTGGCGGTGTCGGGCGAAAAAGACGGCGAAGAACTGCAAAGCGTGGACTGGTCGAAGCTGGTGCCCAAGCTGGCCGCTGCGGTGCAGGGCCTGGCTGCCGAGGTGCAGCGCTTGCGCGATCGGCTGGACCAGGCCTGACCCATGCGCACCCTTTCAGCCCCAGCGCTGGCTGCGCT